ATCCATGGAAATTGGACCGATGATTGTTGGCCAACAATCAACAAGAGTAACTTCTTTAAGAACAGTAGAACCATTAGCACCTATTTGTTTTATTTTCCAGTCTGCGGTAAAATTATCCCAGTTCTGACTACTTACATTTGTTTTGTGGTTATTGATTGTATTACTCCAATCATTGAACTTGGTCCACAGAGAATCCCTACCACCTTGGTCTAAAACTCTGAATGTCCATGGGAAGTATATTCTGTCACCAGGCCATTTTAAAATTCTTCCTCTGTAAGGTACTCTAATAGGATTGACCTGACTCGGTGGTAAACTTACTGCACGAATAAAAAATCTATTTAAGCTGTCGTCAAATCCTGAACCCGGAAATTTCATCTCGACATCATAACGGTGGGTTCTATTTCCTCCGTTAAATTCATTAATGAAGTTGTCAAGATTATTTGCCATTAATATGAACTCCCACCAGAAGAGGAAGTGCTTGATGTACTACTCGAAGAACTTCCTGATGTTGAACTAGTTGAACTTCGAATTGTCTGGTTACCAGATAGTGCGCTGTAATTTAGGAATATGCTCTGAACACTACGATAAAACTTTAGTTCTATCCCTACAATCAACTTGCCAGTCTCAACAACATCTGGTGGGTTATTAATTTCATTGCAAGTCACAGAATAAGCTGTTAGTCCACCAGCAATCAATACCCTTCTTAGAATTGATTGTATTCCTGTTGTGAGAGATGCTCTGTTATTAAAGGAATTTTCTAAAAACAAAAACTGTGTGATTATTTCTGAAACTTGTCTATTAATGTTGAGATAGGTTAATTCTACATTTGTGTAATTAAAAATAGTATCCGGTCCGCGATGACCCGTTGTATCACCAAACAAACATATACCTGTTCCGGGAAAGGATCTTACTGGATTTACCTTGAATAATTCTAGTTCTTCTCGATCAGCAGAAGTGAGATCATATTGCATTTTAATAGCACCTAAAATTTTGCCTCGTTCTATTCCCGCAGGAGAACCATATGGTGAACTACTAACAGAGTTTGTCGCCATGCGACCGGCTACATCAGCAGCAATTCCTGTTGTTATTATATTTGGATTATTATCATTACGCCCAGTAAACGTTGATGAAGAACCTAAGTGAACTTTTCTTCCAGTAACATGGAACGTAGTTCTATCCTGCTCATCCTCGGTTGGTAATCCGTTTGGGGTAGTAGACGAAACAGGTGCTGATACATCTACTTGAAGAATTGCCATACAATCTGTTCTATTTTTCACAATATCACGAATAGTAGAATTTTGAATGTAATTTGTAGTAAATACACAATTAATTGTTTCTGTTGTATTTTCTATGACACTTTTTCCATTGTTAGTAGTTTCTGGTAGATTATCAATAGAACCAGAAACAAAACATCTACCACCGTATTGTAAATAATTTGCAACAGAATGAAAATCGTCTTGGAAGCCAGTGGGTTCTCCATCGAGAAGAAAATCTGGACCACCTGGCCAGCTGGATTCTAATTGATTATTCGGATTATATTTATCTGGTGTAGTATTGATATATTCTATAGTACTGCCATCTTCACCGTCATTTTCAACTAATCCAGATGGGATATACCAACCTGTATCATACGTTGCATTAAGTCTAGAATATAAATCAGCAGGACTCTCTATTAACATATATCCTTGAGTACGTTCATCATTGGTTCCCAATGCAGCTAATAAATTATTGGAACTCAAAAAAGCAGCTAGCCAATTATTAGATATTTCTGATTGGGATTCAACAACATTTGATGGAACGTTGAGATCTACGCGAATATTAGTCATACGATTCTCCGGAAGTAATGTGTATTTCTAAGTTATTTATAGAAATGGAGTGTCGGAGGAGTCGGAAGAGCCTTTCCAATAATCTTCACCATCATAAAAAGCTTTGGGTTCTTCTTCATCCATTGTTGTTGAAAATCCAAATGGTAAGATATCTTCCTCTATTCTTTTCATTTCGTCCTCATATATGTCTTTTCTAATATCCATATCTGTGAGATTTTTAAAATAATCCTGTCTAGTGAGCCATGCAAATAGGACCAAGCACATTACTAGGTCATCGTTATGACCAGCATCTGCCTCAAATGATGCACCTTTTGCTACGAATGTGTATAGTTCTTGGATTATATCCATATCATCTATTAGTAACTTATCGTTTTCTATTAAACTTTTCAGAACAGAACAGCCTATCTTTTTGACTGGACCTGTAGTCCGGACACCCATCTGAGACTGAGAACCACCAAAACCACTACCAATAACCTGTCCCGCTCTACCTTTATATACAGACTGTAGAACATTTTCATACTCAAGATCTTGGTACAGGATATCCGCAACCTGTGCTCCGATGTCATTAAGTTCAATTAGACAGTATGCTTGATTGTATTTGTCACCAACACTTCGGATCACAGTGGGATATACAAGCGGTGAAATGGTATTATTTCTGAATCTTGCAACAACTTTATATGGGCTAGTTGTTATATCCACAACAAGAAATGCGCTATAATCTAAACCTTGACCACGAGCGGTATCTACGGACATCACATATAGATGGTCTTCTTTGGGTTGTTCGTATATCATCAAGCCATCATTGTTATTATCTAATGGAGATATAAAATTTAGGCAGTGTAGCTTTGACGAAGAAATTAAGGTATTGGTTGAACCAATAAAGTCACACTCAAATTCTGTCTGGAACTGTTGCTCACTTGTATTTGCAATTTGTTGATTTTTCCACTCTTGATCTCGCAGAGGCCCACCGGGGTACTTGGGAACCTGTGACCAGTGAATCTCGATTGGAATATATTCGTTCTTGCCTTTTTCGCCCTCTCTCTTAGTAGCTCCCCTCCAGTAATGATAGAATAGATTGAGTCCATTGGGGGTTGATACCATTAAAACCTTTGTGGACTGTCCCGAGGTGATCGTAGGGTACACAGAGCTAAAGAATTCTTCTGCAATATTCTGGGGTACGTGAGCAAACTCGTCAAGGAAGATCATATTGAAGGAACCACCACGGACTGCGGATGCAGATGTTGATGATGCTATAATCCTTGATCCGTTCTCAAGCTCAAGTGACCCCTTATTCCACTCAACAATTCCTTGCTGGAGCCACAGAGGAAGATACTCATATGCCATTTTTAGACGACTGAGGATCTCTCTTGCAGTGGATTGTTTGTTTGCAAGGACAGCAACAGTCATGCTCTGGTTGAACAGAACATAGTGGAGAATATAGGAAATCATTGTTGTGGATTTACCTGACTGTCTAGGTAGCTTTGATATTACAAATCTATTATTATGAACAGCATCAACAATCTCTTCCTGATAGTCATACAGATTGAATGGTACAAGACCCTCATCTAGAGATACGACCTTGACGTATTTCTTGATGAAGTAAATAGGATCCTGAGCACATTTCATGTACTCCTGAACCTGATCCTTTGTAAACTCAATTCCAATCCCCGCCGGTTTTAAGTTTGCATTACCTAAATATCCACCCTTTTTACTTGTCATCTTCCTTCACTTCATGATTAACATCAATAATCTCTTTATTTCTACTTCTCTCTGGATTAATTAAATCCTGCAATTCAGAAGTAGAACCAACATAGATTGCATTGGTCGTATTGTGATTGTGAATGGTTTCGTCTTTGTTCACATCTTTGACCTGCTTGTGTAGATCCATAAGATCTTTATTTACATCAGCCACTGTTTTAAGGAGTCCTGCGACGACTTCATAAGCCCGAGGCGCATCTCCCTCAGAAGCCACTTTAAGTATGCCATCGATTGCTTCGTTACCGTTATTAATAAGTTCGTAAAGATTCGAACGTATTTTGATATAGTCTTTTTCTGAGTCATCCATGTCCACCTTTACTTCTTTTTTACTCTGCACTAACTCTTTTTTGACTTCTTCTGGTTTCTTTGCTTCAAACGAAGTGTCAAGAGCTTCTGAAATTTTATCACTCATCAAAGTTTGCTGTAT